CAAGTCGAGATTTGACGCGCGGCCAGACAGGTGCGCCGAGTGTCCGGCGAACGTGACGGCGCATGCGGCGGAGTGTGCGAGGAGGTGTTGCTCCGATGGCGAGGGAGATTAGGGCACCGGAGGAGATTACTAACGCCTATGACGGCAAGGCACTGGTAGAGTGCGCGACACGCATCGCCGAGATTGTGTCCCGGTACACATCGCACACAGAGCAGCACGTGCTCGAATGCGTCATGCGCATCGTGGGGCACCTGTGCGCGACGGGAGGAGGGCGCCGATGAGGCCGGTCGGAGACTACCGCGACACATGCGGCGCATGCGTGCACTTCGTCCGTGACGAGGCGCGCGAGCGTGAGCAGGCAGAGATATGGCCGTGGACGGCTGGGTGGCCAGTGCACATGTGCGACATTGGCGGGCAGGTGGTAGAGGCCGGAGACAGCCCGAACGCCTGCTGCAGCGCTGCTGAGGGGTGCACGGACTTCGCGAGGAGGGGGCGCAAGTGACCGGGTGGCTTGTGTTCTTCGTCTGCGTCGCTGCCGCCGCCGTGTCCGTGGCCGCGTGGCTCGCGGGGTACGCCGAGGGCATGGCGGACGCGGTAGAGCCGATGGCGGAGTGGTACCGCCACCACATGGGCGATTCTAAGGCGATTTGCGGCAACGAGTCGCGCACAACGGACAAATACTCATGCGGCACCGAAACGCGGCGTTAGAATTGATTCTGTGGTCACACGGCGGCATTCTGAACGTTTCGAGTGTCACGCACCGGGAGGGATGGTGCCATTGTACGAGTACCAGAGCGCACGCGACCTCTTCGAGGCCACCCGCGAGGCGGCCAAGGACGCCGACCGAATCTCGCGCACCCTCGCGCGCATGGAGTCCCGCGATGGGCTGCACGCGCAGTCGTACCAGCCATCGGTGCGCGGTGGCGACCACGACGTGCGTGCCGCCACCGACGCCAGGCTGGACTACGAGCGCCGCGTGCGCCGCCGCCGCGATGAGGACTACGCGCTCATCGACCTGGCCTGCTCCGTTATCTACGGGAGCGACCAGACCGGCTCTGGCGGGGTGGCCGCGCTCATGGGCGCAGACTACGCCGACGCGCTCTGGTGGCGCTTCTGCGCCGCCGAGACGTGGGAGGCGGTGGCGGCGGGCACCGGAATGAGCGAGCGATGGTGCCAGCAGGCGGTGCCGTACGCGTTCGATGTGATTGATTCCTACGGCATCAGTCGCGTTGTCGACGGGCTCGGCATCGCCGAGGCGTAGCGGAAAAGTTGCGCGGTAGTGCGCATCCGTGCGTGGCATTGCGCATAAAAACGTGAGATTATGCAATCGTGGAACTTGAGCGGCCAGGGGGCGCAGCTGCCTCTTGGCCGCTTTGCCATATCTGGGGAGGGCGCTGCATGGGGGGGACGGTCAACCCACGGTATGCCAACGGCCACCGCCGCCGCATGGTGAGAGCGAGGGTCCTCGGGCAAGGAAGACCGTGCTGGATTTGCGGCCTTCCGATAGACCCTTCGCTTCCCAACCTCGACCCGTGCCAGGGCGTAGTTGATGAGGCGGTTCCGGTATCCCAGGGAGGGTCGCCATACCAGGGGAGCAACTGCCTTCCGGCCCACCGCTGCTGTAATGCGTGGCGCAGCACGAAGCCCGTCGCGGTCGTTCGCGAGGTGCAGATGGCCGTTGCGTCGATGGGTGGCGCGGCAACACCTCAGCAGTGGTGTGTCATGGCGCGTGCCGTGCTGGCGGCGATTCGCCGAGGCAAGTCAGTTGGGTTGTCACAGCAAGTAGAGCAGTCGACCGACTGGTGAAAGCAAGCAATGCTCGCGCGAGATCGTGCCAGGTGCAGAGTTTTCAACATTGAATGGCTAGTTTTCAACATTATTTGGTAAGTTTTCAACAATGCCAGGGGGGTCTTTTGTTCGCGAGGCCTCGGCGCTCGCCCGGCATTAGCGCCTATTTCTCCCCGAGGTATTTTCCGGGCCTAGCACGCATAAAAAAGCCCCTCCGAAGAGGGGCTACAAAGGTTTCGCTAGGCATCAAGTCCCCAGGGGAATTTGACAGGCTCAGAAATCCAAACTTCTTCGCCGTATGGCGTCTTGGCCTTTCGACCATTCTTTATCATATAGATCGTGTCATTGAAGTATTTTCCGGTGGTGTATTCGCCAGATTTTACTGCTTGATCTAGTAAAACATTTGGCAGGGTCTTGAGCAATGCGAAGATATTCGCGAGCCTCTTAGTAAGCTCCTCCCCATTGTCGCATTGGTAGAACAAGCACCTGGCGGCACCGACCATTTCTGCAGTCGAGAATTTTCGCCCAGAGATTTTGGGGATGGCGTGCGCGTAAGCTTCGCAGTATCGGTTACCGGTCTCGATCTCGTTCAAGAATCGCAGCTCGTCGGCTATGTCGGGAATCTCGGATGCTCCGATATACCCCGCATGATAGAAGCCTGATGCTACTGCCTCGGTGGTAATGTCGTTGCAAATGAAAGAACTCATCTCTGCTCCTTTGGTAGGCCTTATGTACAAATATATTTAATCACTAGGCAGCAATATACACAAGTAAACATGATCGATTAAGTATGATTGTACACACAATGTACACAATGATATTTAGTCATTAGTGCTACAATCGCCTCATGGACATTTTGGATTGCATAAAGCAGATGATCGAGGCAAGCGGCAAGAGCGCGCGGCAGGTGTCGCGCGACCTGGGCCGCTCGCCGAACTACCTGGGAGCCACATTCGCGAATGGTTCCGATGTCGGCGCATCGAATGCGGCGCGCATCGCGCGCCTGCTTGGGTGGAGACTGGCATTTGTTCGCGATGATGGCGATTCTCGCGAGGAGTTGGAGGTGACACCGCGTGCCAACAGTGATCAAGGGACAGCCGACTAGCGCCGAGATCGTATCAAGGCTCAAGGCAGATGGCAGGCCGGTGGCCCTTGCCTGCTCTCTCGGCAAGGACTCGCTCGCGGCGTGGGTCGCGCTCGAAGAGGCCGGAATAGAGGTCGTGCCGGTCTACTTTTGGAGTGTCCCGAGGCTTCCGCTTATCGAGGAAAACGTCAAGCAGATTGAAGGCGTCTTCGGTGTCAAGATTCACCAGGAGCCGCACCCTCGATTCTTCCGGATGCTCGATGAGATGACCCTACAGCCGCCAGAGCGCATAGCGACCATCATGAAGGCGGGTATGGAGAAGCCCGATTATGATGACCTATGGCCGATGATCAAGGAAGACCTCGGCCTCCCACCCGATGCATGGGTGTGCGATGGCGTCCGCGCGTGCGACAGCATCCAGCGCCGCGCGTCGCTCACAAGAAATGGCGTCATGAAGCGCACCACACACAAGGCGTCCGTGATAGCCGACTGGACCAAATCCGAGGTAATGGATGCACTTGAGCGCCGAGGCATAGGGCTTCCGCCGGACTATGAGCTTTTCGGCAGGTCCTTCGATGGCCTGGACGAGCGTTTCATGCGTCCGCTCAGAGAGAACAGGCCAGAGGACTATGAGGCCGTGAAGCAGTGGTTTCCCTTTGTCGAGGCCGACATTCTCCGCCATGACCACTACGGCGCGGAGTTCGCCGCCGCCGCCAAGGCTCGTGGAAAGGCGGCAAGCGATTCGGCGTACAGGGACAGGGCAAAGGCCGATGTGAAGCGCTACAAGCTTGCGGTTGATTCCGGCTACTGGGCTTGCTTCTGCTTCTCGTCACAGCCTGCGCGTGACCGCTTCGCGGATGCGGTCGGCGCTAATGGCGAATTTGCATTCAGCGACCAGCTAGAGAGCGCAAGCACCAAGCCGGAGAGCCCGCGCCGTGGCTTTGCGCCAAAGTCGGTGCGCATGGACAGGACCGCGCCCGACCCGATGGACTATCTCAGCGAATCCGATGGCACAGTCAATGGAGATGCGCTGGCCATGGCCGATGCGCTAATGGATGCTTTCGAAGAGTGCTCCGGGCGAGAGAGCAGGTGCATATACAACTCTCCGTATCATGTGACCGTAATTTTCCCTAGCAGGGATAAAAAGGATACATTTGCCGCAGAATATGGCATATCAAGATATGGATATGACTACTTCGATGGAGACAAGGCAGCTCAGGCTCTCGGGATTGATATCTAGTCTCTGGCAAACCCACGCGATGGACTATAAGCTGGCGCGGTCCGTTTGGACTGCGCCATTTTTATTAGGCATGGGAGTGAGGTGATCGCATGGCAAGGAGTGCTAACCCCCGTCGTACCGGAACTGGCGCTGCAAACCTCGACACCAGGGGACGCGTCAACCGCTTTATCCACAAGCGCCAGACGCGCGCTCTCGTCCGCAATATGGCGAGGCGCCTCGGTGGCGGCAGCGTCTACTAGCCCATGATTCGTGATTGAGCGAGGAGCGGCATGAAAAAGGACAAGCCGAGACTGCCGGATACGGTGGACTGGCCAGAAGAGACCGATGAATGGTTCGAGTCATGGCGCTCTTCGCCCGTCACGGACGGGTGGACTCCACAGCAGTGGAGCTATCTCATCGACACGGCCCTCGTGCACGCCGAGGTGTGGGGGTCGAACAATATCGCGATGCTCGGCGAGCTGCATAGGCGCGAGGCATATATGGGCGTCACGTTCGACGTGGCCAAGGCTGCTCCACAGAAGACGGCCAAGGCATCCGTGCTCTCGCTGGTCATATCAGACCGCCAGAGGAAGGCGGCTCGGGCCCAGGGATAGCCGATAGCGGAGGTGGTGCATGGAGGCACGGCAGACGCCGACGTTCGAGCGTTTTCCGATGGAGTCAACCACCACCGATGGGCCAATGGGCACGCAGCTTGCGAGCGCCTTCTTCGGCGACCCGCTCCCATGGCAGCAGCGCGTGCTGGACGTGCTCCTCGCGCGTGACGCACGCGACAAGTACGCATACCACGCAGTCGCGCTTTCGGTTCCCAGGCAAAACGGGAAATCATGGGACGCCCGCTCGCGCTGCTTCTATGGCATCGTGGCCGAGGGCGAGAAGATTCTATACACCTGCCAGCATGGCGATACGGCGGACGAGATGTTCCGCGACCTGTCCAACGTCTTCGAGGACGAGGACAACGTGGAGCTGCACGCGATGCTCAAGGCCGTGCGCAAGACGAACGGCCAGCAGGCGATATACCTCGAGAACGGCGGGTACATCCGCTTCACGACGCGTACCAACTCCCTCGCGCGTGGCCGCTCATACGACGTGATCGTGTATGACGAGGCACAGGAGCTGACAGCGGCACAGCAGGCGGCATCGCTGCCTACCATCTCCGCAAGCGCGAAGCACAACACGCAGGTAATCTACCTCGGCACGCCGCCGAACCCGGAGTGCCCCGGAACCGTCTTCACGACCATGCACGACCAGGCGCACAGCGAGAAGGTGCCGCCCTTCGCGTGGATGGAGTGGGCCGTCACCGAGATTGGCGACGTGGCCGACCGCACGCGGTGGTACGAGACGAACCCGAGCCTTGGCACGCTCATCGACGAGACCGCCATCGAGGGCGAGCTTTCGATGTCTGCCGAGGACTTCGCACGCGAGCGGCTTGGCTGGTGGACGCCATCGCGCACGTCGCAGGCGGCGATACCGCGCGACCTGTGGAAGAAGGCAGAGATAAAGGCGATTGCCGGGCTCTATCGCAGGAAGACGGCGTTTGCGGTCAAGTTCACGACGGACGGCAGCGCGTACGCACTCGCCGGGGCGAAGATGAACGCCAAGGGCGAGGTCGCGTTCGAGCTGGTGGAGCTGGGCACGACGGCGGGCGGTACGAAGTCCCTCGCGGAGGCGCTCTATGCGCGCCGGGGCAAGGCCGCGTGCGTCGTGGTGGACGGGCTCAACGGGGCGGGCACGCTCTGCGAGCAGCTGGACGCCCTCGGGTGTCCTCGCGGATACGTCGTGCGCCCGAACGCAGGCAACGTGATAACCGCCACCACCGGGCTCGTGGACGGACTCAAGGACGGCACGGTCAAGCACACAAGGCAGGCAGCGCTAGACATGTCGGCCCTCAGCGCCACCGTGCGACCGATAGGCCACAGCGGGGGTTGGGGATTCGGCGGCGACGGCATGCACCAGTCTGAACCGGTCGAGGCATGCGCCCTGGCCGTCTGGGCGGTGCGCACGACGCGGCGCAACCCGGCGAGGAAGCAGAGGATGCTCTAGATGCAGCAGACGAACCGTTTCGACATGGTGGACTTCACGCGCCCGCAGGGGCCCGGGATCCCCGACAGCCTCTCGCAGGTGCTGGATGACCTGTTCGACACGTGGGCCTCCGTCCGCGCGCGCAACGCACGGCTCACGCAATACTACGAGATGCGCAATCCCATCAAGGACTTCGGAATCGCCATTCCGCCTACCATCAAGAACGTGGAAGAAGTCGTGGGCTGGGCGCAGAAGGCCGTGGACGTGCGCGTGAACCGCTCGCGCTTCGACGGGTTCGTGTTCCGTGGCGAGTCGGACCCGACGCTCGACGCGCTGGTGACGCAGAACCGCCTCCGCCAGCTCGTGCGCATGGCCACGCGCTCGATGCTCACGCACGGCTGCTCCGCCATCACCGTGATGCGCGGGACGGAAGGACAGCCCGCCGCAAAGGTGCGTGCGTTCTCTGCCAACCAGTGCTGCATGCTCTGGGACAAGGACGCCGACCAGATAGGCGCGGGTATCGTGCTCGCAGGCGTGGACCGCGAAGGCAACGCGAGCCGCTACGTCCTCCACCTGCCCGACCGCGTGACCGTCTTCGAGCGCGACCCGGATTCGTGGGAGTGGCGCACGGCTTCGGACGAGCGCAACCCCGTGGGCGCGATGCTCATGGTGCCACTGGTCAACGACGCCGACATAGACAAGCCGCTCGGCCACCCGGTGCTCACGCCCGAGCTGACCTCCATCGTGGACAAGGCCGTGCGCGACGTGCTGCGCATGGACGTTGGCGCTGAGTTCTTCACGACGCCGCAGCGATGGGCGACCGGCATAGCCGCCGACCTCTTCTCGAAGCCGCTCGTCGGCGAGGACGGCAAGCCTGTCATCGATGAGGAGACCGGGGAGCCGGTGCTCGTGACAGACGAGGCCAAGAAGCTCCGCGCCTATCTCGGCTCGCTCTGGGCGTTCACGAAGGACGAGGACGGCGACACGCCAACGCTCGGGCAGTTCCCGGCAGGCGATGCGCAGAACTTCATCGCGACCTACGAGAACGACGCCCAGCGCTTCTCCGGTGCGTCGCTGGTCCCGCTCGCACAGCTCGGCGTGATGGGCAACACCTATACCAGTTCTGACGCGCTGAGCGCGAGCAATGACCCGCTCATCCTCGATGTGCAGGGCATCAACGACGGCCTGCGGGACTCGCTCTGGCAGGTCGCGCGTCTCATGATGGCCGTGTCGCAGGGCGTGGCGCTCTCGGGGCTCACGGACGAGCAGAACGGCGTGATGGCATCGTTCCGCGACCCGTCAATGCCCACGCTCGCAAGCCGCGCCGACGCATGGACGAAGCTCGCATCCATCGACCAGGGCATCATCGGTACCCGCGTCTTCTACGAGGGCGTGGGACTCGACCAGGCCACAATCGACCGGCTCATGCTCGCCAAGGAGGACACGGCGCAGGAGCTTGCCTACCGGCAGCTCTTCTCTGACGCCACGTCGCGCCAGATGGTTACCACCACCGCAGAGCCAGTGGAAGAGGAAGGCGAATAGCCCATGGGATACGTCATTCCGCGTGCCTACATCGACAACTTCGCGAACGCGACCGAGGCGATAAGCGCCGCGAACAAGCAGGCGCTGGAGAAGGCGCTCGCCTCCATCGACGTGACGGCTCCGGACGCCGAGGATGCCATCGTCTACGCCATGCAGACAGTGTGCAACGGCGGGACGAAGCAGGCGGCATACCTAGCTAGGCAGTTCTACCTCGGCCTTCGCGGCATCATGGTTGGCAACGATGACGGCTATGAGGGCGCGGAGGACACTGGCTATGTCCCCGGCAAGACGGAGACCGTGACGCGCGGAATCGTGCGCTCGAGCGACGCAGACGCGGCGCTTGCCGCCCTCCAGTCGCGCGTTGGCTACGAGGTCAAGCGCGCCAGCGGCGGCACCGTGTACGCATGCGGGCGCTCCGACCCGAGGAAGCCGCGATTCGCGCGCATCCCGCGCCGCTCCAAGAGCTACGCCGCCGGATGCCCGTTCTGTCAGATGCTCGCCTCGCGCGGGTTCGTCTACCTGAGCGAGATGAGCGCGGGTGGCATCGACCCGAACCACTACCACGACGATTGCCACTGCCAGGTGGTTCCCTCATGGGAGAAGTCGCCTCGCGCCGAGGGCTACGACAGGCACGACTACGACGAGGGCTACCAGCGGTACCTGGAGCAGGACCACTCGAAGCATCTCGAGAACGTGAAAAAGCGAAAGCGCAGCAATCAATAGCAATGAATCAGGCCTCCGACGGGAGGCCTTTTTCATATCTCGCCGCCGTGGGCGAAGCACGGATGGACGACCGCCAAAGGCGGGATTCACGACGACCCCCATGCGGGGGAGATTGGAGCCGACATGGCCGAAGAGAACGAGCCCAAGCAGGAGACGCCGAAGACGTTCACGCAGGACGAGGTGAACGAGCTTATGGGCAAGGTCCGCCGCGAGACGCGCGAGAAGTTCGCCGACTACGACGATCTCGCGAAGAAGGCCAAGGCATACGACGAGGCGCAGGAGGCCGCGAAGACCGAGCTGGAGAAGGCCCAGGAGGCGGCAGCAGCCGCAAAGGCCGAGGCCGACGCGCTCAGGGCCGAGAAGGCCCACGCCCAGCTCGTGGCGAAGGTGTCCGCAGCCACCGGAGTTCCCGCGTCGCTCATCAGCGGCGATGACGAGGAATCCATGACCGCCACTGCCAAGGCAATCGCCGCGTTCGCGAAGGCAAGCTCCACGGCGGCGCCAGCCGACAAGGGCGGCGCGGCAAGCGGCTCCATGCACATGTCCGACGAGACCATCAGCAAGATGACGAACCCCAGCGACCGTGTGATGGCATACGCGCGCGGTTACGAGGGGCAGTAGAAAGGTAGACAACATGGCAGCACCTGCAAACCTCATTGACTCCGCAGCCATCAACTACGGACTCACCAAGGAGTTCATCGCGAACTTCAACCAGGACACCAACAACCTCATGCGCCTTCTCGGCATCGTGACCCCCGAGCACGTCGGCGCGGGCTATACGCTCACCCAGCACAAGGTGACCGGCAAGCTCAACGACGCCAAGGACGAGAACGGCAGCTCCGGCTCCGCCTACGTCGAGGGCGACCTCGTGTCCCTCTCCAAGTACACGATGGCCGAGACCACCATCGGCAAGGTCAAGATGCGCCCGTACCGCAAGGTCACGTCCGCTCAGGCCATCGCCGAGCATGGCGTCGTCCCTGCCGTCGTGCGTACCGACCAGAAGATGCTCGCCGACATCCGCGCGGACATCCTCACTCAGTTCTTCACGTTCCTCGGCACCGGCACCGGCACCGCCACCGGCAAGACCCTCCAGGCCTGCCTCGCGTACATGGACGCCAAGCTCGAGAACACGCTGGAGACCAACAACGACAACGGCGCGGCCTACAGCCTTGTCCACTTCGTCAGCCGCGATGACATCGCGGACTACCTCGCGGACGCCACGGTCACCACGCAGACCGCTTACGGCATGACCTACATCCAGAACTTCCTCGGCGTGCAGAACATCTTCGTCACCAACAAGGTAGACGCCAAGGCTCCCATCGTGACCGCCAGCCAGAACCTGCATCTCTACGCGCCGGAGTTCGGCGAGCTTGCGCAGGCCGGGCTCTCCTACACGCAGAGCGACGGCGGGCTCATCGGCGTCAACCACAACGCCATCTACGATCACGTGTCCGTCGAGACCAACGTGCTCACCGGCGCGACGCTCTTCGCCGAGGTACCGGATTACATCGTCAAGGGCACCATCGCACCCGGTGCCTAGCAGGGAGGACGCATGGCCACGGCTAGAACGGCAAGGACGGCCCAGAGCCGCAGGGCCACGACCGAGAAGGCCGTGGTCGTGTCGGCGTTCACCGGACTCAAGGAGGACGGGCGCGTCTTCTACCCCGGGGAGGTCTTCGAGGGCACCAAGGCGCGCGTTGCCGAACTCCGCAAGGCCGGGTACCTCGCGGAGGAGGACGCATGACCAGCTACGCGACGGTGGAAGACTACCGTACCGACACCGGGGACTCCGCGTCCGACGCGGCGCGCGTGGAGTCCATGCTCGCCCAGCAGAGCGCCAAGCTCCGCGCGAGGGCGGGCATCGCGGAAGGGCGCACGCTCACCGAGGACCAGCTGCTCATGTGCCGCGCGCTCGTCACCGACGCGTGCCGCAAGGCGCTCGTGAAGCCATCCGTGGACGCATTCGGCGACCTCACGGGGCTCACGCAGGGGACGTTCTCCGCGAACGGCTTCTCGGGCTCGTTCCAGAACGCGAACGGCTCAGGCGCGGCCTACTTCGACCGCGACACCCTGCGCGCGCTCATGCGTTCGCTGGGCACGTCCCAGTGCGCAGGAACGGTCATCCCGTCGTACGGGAGGCTCTGATGCTGGGCGAGACGGTGGCCGTCCTCACGCGCCGCAAGACCGGCGAGGACGAGATGGGCGAGCCGGTGTACGAGTGGGACTCCGAGCGCGTGGAGAACGTGCTCGTGCGCCCGCTCTCCGGCTCCGACCTCGCGGATTCGCTCCGTCCGGACGGCATCCGTGTCTCGTACTCACTGGCGTTCCCCAAGGCGTGGACGGCAGGCAAAGTGCCCGGGTTCCTCGCCCACCGCCGCGTGGCCCTCGTGGCGCGCGGGATGGATGAGCGTGACGCCGATGCCGCCCTGCGCGTGTCCGGGAGCCCCGACCGCACCGCGCCGTGCCCCACGGCGTGGGACACCACCGCAGAGGTGGGGAGGACGGATGGCTAGCGGGATGCGCTTTGGGCGCTTCAGGCCGGATAGCGCCGGGATCATGGAGGTCTTCAAGGGCGCAGGCATGCAGTCCGCGCTCTCTGCCGCTGCCGGACAGAAGGCGTCTGTGGCTACGTCTGTCGCACACCTGCACAGGACCAGCGCGTCACCAGAATACGAGGGCGTGTCGAAGGTGCTCGACCGCACGGCAGTCGGCATCGTGCGTCCCGCAAACTGGGCCGGATACGTCGACCAGAAGTACCACCATACGCTCGACTCGCTCAACCACTAGGGGGGCACAGATGCCAAGGCTGAACGTTCAGGCCGACGTGAGGGCACGTCTGGCGAAGGCGCTTGCTCCCGTCGAGGTTCGCGTGAGCGTGCCGGACCCGCGTCCCAAGAGTCTCGTCGTGGTCACACGTGAGGGCGGAAGGCGGATTAACGCCTTGCAGGACAGGGCGGGAATCGGGCTGCTCATCTGGGCACCCACCGAAGAGAAGGCAAGGGCGCTTGCCGACGCAGTGGGCGACGCCATGACGAGCTTGAGGTTCGAGGACGGCTACGAGCTTGTCACCGAGGAGACGATGCGCTCCGAGCCCGATGACGCTACGAACCCGCCCTCCCCGCGATGGTACGCAAGCTACACATTGACAACGCATAGACCATAGGAGGTCACATGGCAATCAGTGAACTCGACTCTTCGCTCGTGACTGTCGGTAACCCAGTAGATGGCGGCAGCTGCTTCACGAGCTTCAAGTCTGACGTGGCGCTTCCTACGGACGCCACAACCAAGATGAGCACGCTTACTGGCTTCGAGTCTCTCGGAGAGCTGTCCGACAACGGATTCACCGAGTCGAAGTCCGTGAGCACGGATGCCAAGAAGGGCTGGCACGGGACCACACTGCTTGTGGTCACCACCGACGAGGACAAGAAGTACAAGGCTGAATTCGTCGAGGTGAATCGCCCGTCTGTCGCGAAGCTCCGCTATGGAGCCGGCAACGTCACAGAGGGCACGGATGGCTCGGTCAGCAAGATTGAGGACAAGTTCGGAGTCGACACGATCGTCCCCCTTGTCTTCGATGAGCTGGAATCCAACGGCTTCCTCCGCCGGACGGTGGTCAAGAAGGCGCGCGTGACAAGCTTCGATGACATCGGCCACAAGAGGGGCGACCTAATCGTATACGGCATGGAGTTCACCGTGCTCGACCCGGGCGACGGCTCTCCGGCAGTCATCATCTATCGCGCCAAGCCTGCGGCATCTTCAGGCGCTGGTGCTGGACATTAGCCCAGACGGGGCGGATGGCTCATGCTGTCCGCCCCGCTGCCTGATTGGAGGGCAAGTTGAAGCACGAAACCATGATGCTCATGACCGATGCGCAGGTAGATGCATACGCCGCGCTTCTCGGAATCGATGTAGACGGGTGCAAGACAAAAGCGGAGAAGGTAGCCAAGATAGAGGAGCGCCGCGAGCGCGTCGCGACCGTGGATGTAATCGGCCTGCACATCTCAATTCCCATCAAGCGCATCCACGACAAGCGGCTCATGGACAAGTACACAGGCAAGGCGCACACGAACATGGAGCTGGAGTCCGTCATCCGCGACATGGTTGGAGACGAGCAGATGGAAGAGATCCGCGAGGCCTGCACGGACGATGACGGGACCGTTGACGCCGACGGCTATCTCGTCGTGCTTGACGCGATCAATCGCTCCGACGAACTAAAAAACTTCTAGCCCTCGCCAGCATCGAGGAGGGCACGTTCTTCCCGTTCCTGCCGAAGCGGCGCGGCATGTACGTGCGCCAGCTCATGGCGGACTTCCGCAGGATATATCACGTGTCATACCTCGACGTGCCCATGGGTGAAGCTGTGGCCCTCGCGTCGATGCTCGGAGGTGGCAGCGAGTATGCGGCTGCGCTCGACCCGCGTCTTGCGTGGGGCGAAGAGGAGACGCTGATAGCGGACCTCACGGATGCCGTGCTGAGGCTCACGAACATGCTGTCGGATGCGCACACCACGGAGGGTGCGCCGACGGTTCCGCGACCCGGGCAGGTTGAGCGAGTAATGCGGGAGCGTGCCAGGGCGGCGAGGGTGAAAAAGCGCATCGAGGAGACGGAATGGGAGGAAGCTGATGACTAGCATCGGCAGCGCGGAGCTTCTGATTGTGCCGAAGTTCGACGGGCTGAGCGGCAAGGTGAATTCCGCCCTTTCCGGCGTAGACACAACGCCCAGCGGCAGAAAGATGGGCAAGGGCGTCTCGGATGGCGTGACGTCTGGGCTTGGCGGGCTTGTCAAGGGCGGCGCGATAGCAGGCGTCTTCTCGTCCATCACGAGCAAGGCGATGGACCTCATATCGAGCCACGTTGGCAGCGCGGTGTCGCGTCTCGACACGCTCAACAATTACCCGAAGGTCATGCAGTCGCTGGGTGTCGACGCGAACGAGGCCCAGGCATCCATCCAGACGATGAGCGACCGGCTTTCCAGCCTGCCGACGCGACTGGATGATATGGCGGCAACGACGCAGGGCCTCTATGCCGCCACCAAGGACTACGGCACATCGCTGACCACCGCCACCAACGCAGGCCTCGCGCTCAACGACATGCTGCTCGCGGGCGGGCAGGGGACGCAGGTCGCGTCCTCGGCCATGGAGCAATTCCGCCAGATGCTCTCCAAGGGCAAGCCGGACATGCAGGACTGGAAGAGCCTGCTCAGCGCCGCGCCGGGCCAGATGGACCAGCTCGCTAAGTCCATGCTCGGCCCGACCGCGAACGCCAACGACCTCTACGCAGCGCTCGGGGGCGGCGGCGCGGACGCCACGATATCCATGAGCCAGCTGCTTGACGCGATCATCCAGCTGGACAACGAGGGCGGCGCGGGGCTTGCCAGCTTCAAGGACCAGGCAGAGGACGCAACCGGCGGAGTCCAGACCGCAATGGACAACCTTGGAAATGCATTTACCAAGGGTATAGCCAAGGTCATGACGACCATCGGCAACGAGAACATCGTGTCCGGCATCAATACCGTGAAGGGTGCCGTGAACGGGCTGTTTGACGTCACGTCAAACGTCATCGAGTCTTCCATGGACTTCGCGAAGTACTCCGATAACGGCGCGAACGCAATGAGCCGCATCACGGACGCGATGCAGAAGGCGAGCGGCCCAGTCGATGGCGTCATCGGCAGCTTCGACACGCTCGGCGAGACGGTAGAGCACGCGATGGAGCGTGCCAAGAAGTCAGAAGAGAAGGCCACGGAGTCGCACCACAAGTACCTTGACGGGCTCAACGATACTGCGAAGGTCGTAAGCGAGGCATACGACGCGTACTCGTCTCAGGTGTCCACCCTCGAATACGCCGGGCAGGTCATAGACTCATACGCCGGGAAGACGGGGCTTTCGTCTGCGCAGCAGCGCGAGCTAAAGGATGCCGTTGATACGGTGAACTCCTCCTGCGGCACGCAATACCAGGTGATGGAGGATGGCTCGTCCATCATCGACGCGAACACCGGCGAGGTGCAGGACAACACCACCGAGATCTGGAACAACATCGCCGCCCGCGAGGCAGCGGCGAAGGCTGATTTCTACATGACATCGAAGCTGCAGGCAGACAAGGACGCAGCCAACGCCCTCAACGATTTTCAGGACAGCAAGCAGAGTGCGCAAGACTACGCAGACGCGGTGCAAGCCCTCATTGACAAGTACGGCTCGCTTCGGAAGGTCAAGGAGAAGGCCTCCGAGGTGCACAAGGACAGCCTCGGGCAGGTCTATTTCACCGAAGAGCAGAAGCAGGCTCAGGCGGCGCTCGGCGGTCTCAACGGTGCGGTGCATGCGATGCATGAAGCGGATATCGCCCAGCGGCAGGCAGCGCAGTCCTCGCGCGAGCTGGCGGCAGAGCAGGAGGCGCTGCAGGCCAAGGCGAGCGGTGCCGAGCTGACGATATCGCAGCTTGCCATGACAACGGACGTGGCAGCGCAGGCATTCAACGAAGGCGGCACGAAGGCGCAGTACAGCATCGAGGACTTCGGCTCTGCGCTCGAGGCGGCGGCGGCGGACAAGGACAAGCTTAAGGCGGCAATGGGAGACCCTGCCACCATGGCCGAGATCGTGGCCGCGTATGACGGCACGGCAGAGAGCCTGAGCGGTGTCCTCGACCAGATAGGCGTGGGCTTCGACGAGACGGCTGCAAAGGCCGCAGACGCGGCAGGGACCGTCTCGCAGATGGGGGACTGGCTTGCGGCACTTGGGGACGATGCCTACGAGGCCTTCGCGCTCATGGGCACGTCATCCGATGACCTCGCTGGCAAGCTTTCGGCGGCTGGCGTGTCGATGGAGGAGCTTAGCTCGCTCGGTGCCGACAACTTTACGAAGATGGCCGAGAGCTGCAACGGTGACGTAGACTCACTTATCAATAAGCTGACGCAGATTAATGCCCTCGGACTCGACCCCAAGACCCTCACCGTGGGGGACGACGGCACCATCACCGACGAGGCCGGCAAGGTGTGGGACCTTGATGCCATGACCATCGACGGAAAGAGCTTCACGGTCAACGACGACGGGACCATCTCGGTCGAGCAGGCGGGCGTCGACCATCTGAGCGCCACAGACGTAGCCAGCAAGAGCTTCGACGTCACGTCGAACGGCACCACGCAGGCCGAGACCGGTAACGCGCGCGACCTCCGCTCGAAGCTCGACATGGTACCAGGGACGTACACAGCGAAAGTGACGACCTCCGGAGTGGCAGACGCTTCGTCGAGCGTTGGGGGCCTGCTTGATAAGCTCTCGACCCTCGCCGGAACCGCGTGGACGGCTGTCGTGCACACCGTGACTGGCAACGCATCGGGCGGAATCAATCTCCACGCATCCGGTGGCGTGAGGCGCCATGCATCCGGAGCCATCTACACGAGGCCCACGTACATCTCGCCCAACGACATCATCGGCGAGGCGGGCGCGGAGTACTACGACGGGACACACATAGTCCCGCTCACAAACCGTAGGTACTCGCAGCCTTTCGCCGACATTATCGCCGAGGAGGTTGCCGGAAAGATGGGCAGGGGAAATGTGATCACGCAGCACGTCACGAACAACTTCTACGAGCGAGATGACATGTACGTGGCGGCGGAAATCTCTTCGCGCGCCCTCATGCGCGCAGCGGGGGTGTAATCGGTGACTGTATCGGAACGTGCATATGCGGAACTCAGCGCAGGACCGCTGCACATCGAACTCAGCGCATCGAGCGCATCTTCCGTGATCCTGCGGACCGTGGATGGATGGTACGGCACCCCGCAGGCCAAGGCGCAGCTGACAGAACGCACGATGGGGAACGGTGCATATGTACCAGCGGAGCCGATACTGTACGCGGCACGCACGGTGACGCTCGGCGTCTCTGCAAACGCACAGACTAGCGCGGATGTGGCGGCGGCGATGGACTCGCTTTCCGCCTTCGCCGGTAAGATGTGCCGCGTTGTCATATCCGACTCTGGCAGGCCCGAGACGGAAGCGCATGGCTACGTGGAAGTCGCATGGGAAAAGGGTCCGTACAGGGCAGCATGCGACGGCACGCTCACCATCGTGTGCCCCGACCCCAGGCGCTACGGCACCACGCCCCGGCGCGCGTACCTGTCTCCGGGGGCCTCGGCGGGCGCGCTCGCGTGGCACGCTGACGCGCCGCACGGCCTCCTCTGGCCGCTCTCCTACGGGGGCGGCGGCGCCGGGGCCAACGTCGCGACGCTGAGGAACGACGGGACGTCCACGGCTTACCCGACCATCACCGCCAGCGGGGACATGGACGGCCTGGTCATCACCGACACCGCCACCGGGGCGCAGCTCGCGTGGGACGGCCACGTGGGCGCGCAGCCCGTCACGCTCGACTGCCTGTCGCGCGCGGCCAGCGTCGCGGGCGTGGACGCCTCGCGGCTGCTCTCGGCGCGCGGCTTCCCATCGATACCGGCGCGCGGCGAAATCACGCTCGCCCTCTCCGCGACGGGCTCCGGCACGGTCGGGGTCGAGTGGCGGGACACGTACATCTAGCAGGGAGGGGCCATCATGGCTAACGTCGCATTGGGAATCAGGAACAATGGCGCGGACGGCACCACGCCGCTCGCGCTCAGGCTCGCGCTCGCCGCGCTCCTCCCGCAGGCTGGCATACTCTCCGGCCTGGGGGTAAAGGGCTCGTCCTCGCTCGCGTACTCGGTGGCGTCGGGCGTCGCCGTCTGCACGCGCGGGGCTGGCGACGGCTCGACGCTGGCGACGGTCGCGGCGGGGAGCACCCCGGCGGTGGCCGCCAACGGAACGGGCTACCCGAGGATAGACGCGGTGTGGGTGGCCGCGCACGATCGCGACCAGGGGGACCCGGACAACCACGTCACCCTCGGAGTCACGCAGGGGACTGCGGCGGCGAGCCCCGCGAGGCCGTCGGTGCCGACCTACGCGACGGTGCTCGCCTACATGCGGCTCCCGGCGGGGGCCACCACCACGGCGCAGGCCACGGTGGAGGCGCGCGGGCGCGACGCCGTGGCGGCGGGCGCGACCATGGGCCAGCTTGGGTATATGCGCGACACCTACGACGGCAAGCTGCGCGGCGAGTGGACCGACTCCGGCTCGTCCATGCACACCGACTACTCCATGACCGTCACCGTGCCCACCACGCGCCTCGTGGAGATGCGCTGGGCGGCCACGCTCTCCGGCGGCGACTCGTCCGACTGCATCGTGGCCATGAGCGTCGACGGCGCGAAGGCCATGCAGTTCTTCGTGACGCCGCCGTCGGGCGGGCGCTGGGACTACAAGGAGTGCCGCCACGTCGTGAGGCTCGCCGCCGGGACGCACACGCTCGCCTTCGCTAGCGGGCAGTACTGGGGCGGGGACGTCCAGGTGCACGCCTCGGACGAGAAGCTGGGCAGCAACGCGTGCACCGGCGTCATCTGCGAGGCCATCGACCAGGGGATAGCGGGGGCCGCCTGATGTGGGATGCGTACCTCTTCGACACCATGACCGGCCTCCTCGCGGAGCAGGTCGACCTGCCGAGCTTCTCGTGGACGCTCTCCGTCGGGGACTGCTCGCTCTCGACCACGCGCGACAAGGGGACCGGCGAGGGCGACGCCTCCGGGCTGAGGCTCCCGTGGGCCGCCGTGCCGGGGCGCACCGCCGCCGAGCGGCACGAGGCCATCGCCATGTGGCGGCGCGGCATCGTGCTCACGTGGGACGGCGCGCCGGTGGTGGCCGGCGTCATCGGCACCAAGTCGGGCACCGCGCGCGACGTCTCCATCGACCTGCTCAGCCCGCTCGAAGTGCTGGCCCACCGCTACGCCGTGCGCGAGGGCGCCTTCGGCACCGGGACCACGACCGTGGAGGAGGGGGAGCAGAAGGGCCAGGAGGTCACCTCCGTGACCACGGACTCCATACACTGGTCCGGAGAGAGCCTGCGCTCCGTCGTGTGCCGCCTCGGCAGGCTCGCGTGCTCCAAGCCGGGAGGGGCGCTCCCCATCGACTGGCCGTACCTCGGCGAGGCGGGCGGGCACGAGCGCACCTACGACGGCTTCAACGTGGCGAACAACGACGTCAAGAAGCTCATCACCGACATATGCAACGTCCAGGGCGGGCCGGACGTGCAGCTCAGGCCGTACCTCGCCGACGCGCGCCACCTGCGCTGGCGGCTTGAGGCGGGCTCCGACTCCGAGCCGTACCTGGGGGACGCGCCGGTGGTCCCGGTGCTGACGTGCTTCCCCGGGGGCGGCACGGCGCAGGACCTCTCGTGGGCGGAGCTTGCCCCCGCGATGCGCGTGTACGCCACGGGTGCGGGTCAGGACGAGGCCACGCTCTGCCACCTCTCGGAGGACCTGTCGCTCTGCCAGCGGCGCGACCCGTGGCCGCTCGTGGAGTCGCGCGTCTCCGGCTCGTCGGACTGGGACACCGCCGAGCTGGTGCGCGCGCACGCGGACGGGGCGCTCGCGGCGTCTCGGCTCCCCATGGTGCAGTGGCAGTGCGAGGTGGACGCCACGGCGGGGCCCGTGACCCCCGGCGCACTCTGGCCGGGACAGCGCGTGCTGCTCGACCTGGACGGAAGCCCGATATGGCCTGACGGCAGGTACGCGCTGCGCGTGATGGAGATGTCGGGGGACGAGGGGAGCACCGTGAAACTCACCTTCGACCAGACCGTTGACCCGTGGGAGGGGGTGGCCTGATGGCAGTGCACAGGAAGGCCGTGGCGCTCATGGACCCCATCGAGGCCGTGGCGAGGCTCGCCGCAAGGGCGGGCGAGCGCGCCGAGGCCGCGCAGACCCGCGCGAGCGGGAGCGCGAGCTTCGACAACGCCGACGGCACGCGGACGATAATCGGCCCGCAGACGGGCTCGGCCACCATGGCCACGCACGTGGGCGACGTGACGCCACCGGGCCGCCCGCTAGGGGTGGCAGGCGCGTCGAGCGCCGGCGTGGTCTACGTCGCGTGGGGCGGCGAGCTTGACGGCGGCATCCCCGCCGACTTCGGCCACGTCTCGCTCTACATGTCCGTCGAGGGCGCCAGCGAGCTCGTGGGCACGCTCACCGAGGCGGGCATCGTCTCCACGGTCCCCATGGCCACGACCGCGACGGTCGAGGTGTGGGCCACCTCCGAGGACGACGCGTGCCTGGCTGACGGCACCCCGGCGCACAACGTGAGCGAGGAGTCCGACCACGCGACCGTGGCGGTCACCCAGGGCGAGGACGCCGCAGCGGTCGACGCGCTCAGGGAGCGCGTGTCGGCGGTCGAGGCCAAGGCGGACGGGCTCTCGACGCTCATACGCGAGGACGCCACCGGCATCACGGTCGGCAAGAGCGCGGACGGCAAGACGTGGTCGACCACGCGCACGCGCATGGGGGCCGCCGCCTTTGAGGTGCTCACCAAGGCCGGCGAGGTCGCGTCGAGCTTCGGCGAGAAGGTCATCGAGCTGGGGAAGAACTCCCAGGACGCGATCATCAATATGCTCGGCGGACTCGTGACGATAAAGGCCATCAGCGCTGGCGTCAGCGACGGAGCGTGGTGCGAAATCTCCACCGACGAGTTCGTGTCGACCAACGGGTACCACGCGTCGAGAATCGCCGCAGGATACAAGGACGAGACCGGCTTCATCCCGCAAGGCGTCGCCGAGGTGATGGTGGAAGGCGGCGAGGGTGACGGCGGCGTGCTGATGTACGCCGGAGCACACGGCAGCGAGGGCAACTCCTTTGCCATGTCCCCAGCGGCGTACACGCTCTCGCACCCGGAGTACCTCCTCGCCGCCCTCATGGACGCCAGCAAGGTGCCAGAAAGCCTCGACACCTGCGGCCCCGGCGTCTTCTCGTACAACGAGTCGACGGCAAACCGTCCCACCGGCTGGGGCGTCTGTCTCAGCTTCGTGGCGGGAAGCGGCAACTGGCTCTTCCAGCTCGCACTGCCGACGTCTGGCGACCCGCTCTGGCGAAGGAATATCAACGGCGCAGGTTGGGAGGGCTGGTGGACCATCACGTCGCAGTAGGGGGGTGCGGATGACGCCACTGACGTTCGAGCAGCTCGTCGCGCTCGGCTCGCTCGCCCTCGCGGTCGTGACCATCGCGCTCACCATCAGGCGCGACGGGGCCACCGACGAGGAGCGCCACGCCGCGCGCGTGGCGGAGCAGCAGGTCATGACCGACAAGCTGGACTCCATCGCAGACATGAGCAAGGAGACGCGCGACACGGTGCGCGAGATGAGCAAGCAGCTCTCGGAGCACTCCCGCGAGCTGGCGCGCATCGAGACGCGCATCGAGGAGCACGACAGGAGGCTCTCCGCCATCGAGGGCAGGTGCGACCTGCACCGCACGGCGGGGACGGACTAGGAAAGGGGACACATCATGCAGGACACGGTAAGGGACTGGGCGCGTGCGGCAGCCGTGCGCGCGGTCAAGACGGCGGCGCAGGCCGCCGTGGCGGCCATCGGGGCCACCACCACCATGGGGGGCGTGGACTGGCGCGTGGTCGGCTCCACGTCGCTCCTTGCGGCCATCCTCTCGGTGCTCACGTCGCTTGCGGGCATCCCCGAGGTCGGCGGCGGCGCGAGCGTCGGCAGGCTGGGCGGCGGTGCCGGTGGCGCGGAGTAGCGGCGCCCCGCGCTGCCCGCTCTGCGGGGCGGAGATGCGCGAGGAGCGGGGCATGGGGCGCGAGAACGCCGGGCTCAGGCAGCGATGGTGGACGTGCCCGAACTGCCTGCACAGGCAGACAACCATCGACGGCGATTGCGGGAACCACGCACAGAGGAAGGAAGGCGGCAATGCATCTCTACGTTATTTGCGGCCACGGAGCCGGTGACCCCGGAGCATGCGGAAACGGATACAGCGAGGCCGAGCGCGTGAGGGCGCTCGGTGCGAGGATTTCCGAGCTTGGCGGCTCGTCCGTCACGCTCCTGGACACGAGTAGGAACTGGTACGCCGACAAGGGTATCAGGAGCCTGAGCATCCCGAGCGGTGACGCGCTCGTGGAGCTTCACATGGACTCCGCGTCCCCGGACGCGCACGGTGGCCACGTCGTCATCAAGGCAGGCATCGGGGGGCCGGACTCGTACGACCGGGCGCTTGCCGACTCCATCTCGACCATCTTCCCGGGACGCTCCGAGAGCATCGTGGAGCGCTCCGAGCTGGCGAACCCGAACAGGGCGGCGGCACGCGGCATCAACTACCGGCTGGTGGAGAACGGATTCATCACCAACGCCGGTGACGTCGACATCTTCAACACCAGGCTCGATGACATCGCGAGGGCGTACCTCGCCGCGTTCGGAATCGAGGGCGGCGCTGCCCCGGAGGCTTCCTCGTCATCGGCTCCCGCGCCCTCCGGATCCTCCGGCATGCCAGACGGGGCGGTCGACTTCCCAGAGGACCCGCTCCTCTACGATGGCTACTTCGGCCCCGAGACGGCAAAGCAGGTGCAGCTGTGCCTCCGAGTCCATGGTCTCTACTCCGGCCTCATCGACGGTGACTTCGGCCCGATGACCAAGAAGGCGTTCCAGCGCTACCTCGCGAACCTCGGTTACTACTCCGGCCTCATCGACGGTGACTGCGGCCCGATGAGCACCAAGGCGCTGCAGAGCTACCTCATCGACCGTGGCACCTACTGGAAGGCCGGTTACGGCTGGTGCGACGTGGACGGTGACTGGGGTTCCCTCACCACCATCGCCCTGCAGCGCGCCATCAACGGAAACCTCCTCTAGCTGTGTACGGCGGCTACCCCGCCGCCGTGGAGTGCCCCGCGAGCTAGCAGGGGATTGGTATCGAATCGCGCCACGCGTGCCCGGATTGGTGCCGAAATTGCGCAAAGACGGCCACGATTTTCAGAAATCAAGTCAGACCGCACACAGCGACGCCCTCTCCCCTCGTGGCGGGGGCACATCTGGATTGGAGGTGCAGAAGAAGATGGGGCAAGGCATATACAGGGGAACGACCCCGAGCATCACGCTCAATCTCACTGGCGTTGACCTGTCGGATAAGAGCGTCTGGCCAACGGTGATCGTCACGGTCGAGAATGGCCGCAACTCCTTCGACGTGACGCGCGACAAGCTCGCAATCGCGAAGACGGACGCGGGCTGCGCTGTGACCTTCGAGCTCACGCAGGCCCAGACCCTTCTCATGCGAAGGCTGCAAAAGACCCTCGTGCAGCTCCGTGCCAAGGACGCTGACGGGGACGCGATAGCATCGCCCGTGGCGGGCGTCGATGTCGAGGAAGTTATAAAGGACGGTGAGATTTGATGCCAGACAATGGACTCGTGATTGACACGGGGCTGTCAATCGGGATGGACATGTCGCAGACCGTCAGCGTCATGGGCGAGCTTGCCTACCCGATGTACGAGGGGCCCTACGACGCGACGCCCACGGTAGACGGCCTGACGCTTGCGACAAGGCGCAGGTCGATGAGCGAGGACATAAGCATCGAGCCCATCCCCATCGGCTCAGTGAGCAATGCAAGTGGCGGACGCACCGTCACCATAGGATAGATTGGAGGAATCGGAATGGCGGAGAATCAGAACGTAAACAAGATCGTTTATGGCGGCAAGGTCCTCATCGACCTTACCGCAGACACCATCACGGCTGGCGACCTCGCCGCTGGCGTCACCGCGCACGACAAGTCCGGCGCGGCCATCACTGGCACCGACACGCGCGACTCTGACACGAGCAAGGACACGGCGGCGGTCGCGGAAATCCTCGCTGGCAAGACCGCACATGCGCGAGGCGCGCAGCTCACGGGAACCATGAAGAACAACGGCGGAACCGGCGTCACCGTATCCTCCAAGGACGGTGCCACCATCCCGCAGGGATACCACGACGGCTCCGGCAAGGCGGCAATCGACGCGGCCTCCGCCGCCGCGCTCGTGGCGGGCAATTTGAAGCAGGGGGTCAAGGTGCTCGGCGTCACCGGCACGTACGCCGGCGAGGCGGCCAAGCTCCAGGCCAAGGCCGTCACGCCGTCCACGGCCACCCAGACCGTCACGGCGGACACCGGGTACGACGCGCTCTCCTCGGTGAGCGTGGCGGCAATCCCGTACGCCGAGGCCACCAACGCCGCCGGGGGCACGACCGTCACGATCGCGGGGGCGTAAGCCATGGCCGTGAGCAAGGTCGTCTACGCCGGACGGACGCTCGTGGACCTGACCGCCGACACGGTGAGCCAGTCGACGCTCGCGCTCGGCGCGACCGCCCACGGCGCGGACGGCGAGGGCATATCGGGGACGGCGCCGATGTATGGCGGGCTGTCACTCTTGACCGACCAGGGCAGCGCGGCGGTGTCGTACGTGACAGCAGCCGAGTCCGCCTACTCGGACTCGGACTATGCGAGCAACTCGGTGGTGGGGAGCTACGCCAGCACCAGCGCGCACAACGACGCGCTCAAGCCACTCAAGCTCACGTCCCCCGTGACCGGTACGGGAGGCGTGATGTGCATGGAGCGGCCCGGGCTGTCGTGGGCGGCGGCCGCCACGGCGGGGTCGGACGTGAGCCTCTGCGACTTCGTCCCCGGCACGACCGACCACGCGCTCATGGCCGCGAGCGACGGCACCGTGGCCGGCGTGCAGACGCTTGGCATCCAGGACTACGGCTTCCGCGTGGTTGGCGACGCGTCCGGCGACTACAACGCCCGCGACCTCGGCGGCTTCGCCTGCGACGGCGGCACGGTCAAGTACGGGATTTTGTACCGTGGCAGCGACGTGAGCGGCAAGGCGGGCTTCAGGGCCATCGGCGCGGATGTGCTCCACATCCAGGACGAGGTCGACATCCAGGGCGCGGAGAGCATGGCCACGGCGAGCTGCTTCTCGGGCGCGGCCTACCACCACTACCCGCTCGACACGCCGTCCAGCTACGAGGAGCTGTACAAACTCGACGGCACGTCCTACCCAACGGTAAAGGAGTGCCTTGAGCACGTCATGCAGAACGCGTGCGCGGGGGTGGTGACCTACGTCCACTGCAGCCTCGGCGCGGACCGCACCGGGGCCATATGCTTCTGGCTGCAGGGCATCCTCGGCGTCTCGGGCAAGCACCTCGACATCTCCTACGAGCTGACCGCGCTCGCGGGGAAGATGTGGGGGACCTCGGACGTGACCACGCGCAAGCGCACCTACGCGCCATGGGTCGGGCTGCGCAAATACTTCAGCGGGCTCGGGGGCACGTCCACCATCCGCGACGCCTGCCTGTGGTGGGCGTACAAGGCGGGCATCGACATCGGCCTCGTCAATGCCTACCGCGCGGCGATGTCGACCGGCACGCCCGAGACGCTTAGCTACAAGAAGTGGGACGTCTCGTACACGAACCGGATTCCACTCAGCACCGACACGGACGGCAGCGTCTACAACGGGGTCGGCTTCAAGACCGGTTACAAGCTCAGTAGCTCCGGCGCGCTCGAGAGCTACTCCGGCATCGAGGTCACGGGATTCATCCCGTGCGTAAAGGGCGACGTCATCCGCCTGAGCGGCATCTCGATGAGCAAGAACGACTCGGACGCAGGCTCCGTGGACCGCATCTCCTTCTACGACTCAAACAAGGCGCACCTGCAGACCATCAACGTCTTGCAGAACTCGGTGGGCTGGTGGGGCGCGAGCTACGACAGCGACGGCAACCTCACGCAGTTTACGAACATGACGAAGGCCACGACGAGCGCCTACATGCGCCTCAGCGCGCATGAGATAGACGCAGACTCGGTGATAACGATCAACGAGGAGATAAAGTAGCGTTTACTATCAGCCAAGATAGCAACGCGCAGCGCCCTCGCCCTTCGGGGCGGGGGCGTCTTTTTGCGTTAGGATGGGCGCGAGCCATCCGCCCGGCCCTCCATGCGACGTCTGATAGGTTGTTTGGCTTCATGACGAGCACGTTGGTCATGGATAGGGCAACAACCACCAATGACACGAGTACCAGCACGGATATAACTACAATCTGCACGGTTCTTTTCTTGCTGCCATTTTTGCCGTCACTCATCGATACCATCTCCTACAGTCCAGACCCAAACTGCAAAACCCGAATCCTACGCAGACCGGCTCGCACCAGATTGAGCCGTATCTTCATACGAAATGGAGTCTTCTTGGAACGAGTCCATTACCGCGAGCACTGTGGCCTTGCCCTGGCTGCTTAGCGTGCGCCACCTGGCAAGCAGAGTCCGCTCCTCCTGCGTAAGCGTCTCGCGCCTTCCGGTGAGATCATCCAGCGAGCAATGGAGTACATCGGCAACCTTGCACAGCTGCTCCCAGTTCGGGTTGCTGTCGCCCTTCTCCCACTTTCGGTAAGTCTCGTACGGAACGCCGGCCCTCTCTGCCACCTGCGCGATTTTCAGCCCGCTCGCTTCGCGAAATTCCTTGAGCATCAGCATCTTCTTGTCCTCTCAAAAAATTTCCCCACGTATTTCTGATATTACCCTTGCAATACCTCATTGCGTGTGTATCATAGGTGATGTGTTCAGAAGCTAGTGAGGAATTGAGGGGAGGGAACCAGAATCATGGGATATGCAGACATGCTCGCAACAAACCTCAGAGTCCAGCGAGCAAAAAAGCGTGTCCGGCAGCAAGACGTGGCAGATGCCGTGAGCATTGATCAAGCTGCCCTTTCACAGTACGAAAACGGGACCAGGGTCCCAAACGTAGAAACCGTAATTAAGCTCGCTGACTACTACGGAATCTCTCTCGATACGCTCGCTGGCCGCACAAAGGTAACGGGCTAGATCACATCGACAACCAAGACTGCGAACAGCCCCAGCAATGGGGTTTGGCGAAGCCTTGCGTTCATGCACCACAGCACACTGAAAACCACACACCGGATTTGGCACGAAAACCGGGGGAACCGGGGGTGTCTGCAATCCGCATGTTGTCGGCCCTCACAGGAAGAACCGTCACGCAATACAAGAGCAATACAAAAAACGCCCGCCACCTGCTGCAACAGATGACGGACAAGACACGAGATTGGAGATTCAAGTGTCAAACGAGATTGTACCGCAGGTTTTCAAGAACGAGGAGTTCGGCACCATTCGCGCCATGCGTGGCGAGGACGGCGAGCCGTGGTTCGTAGCGAAAGATGTGTGCGATGCGCTGAGCATCCGCACGGACACGGTTCGCACGATTCTTGATGATGACGAGGTGCGAGAGACCAACCCCAATACTATTGGGGTTTCCGGTGGCCGCAACCCGCTCATTGTTTCCGAAGCCGGTCTCTACTCGCTCGTGCTCAAGTCCCGCAAGCCGGGGGCGAAGCGCTTCAAGCGCTGGGTGACCCACGACGTGCTCCCCGCAATCCGCAGGGACGGCGGGTACATGGTCGCGCGTGACGGCGAGACCCCGCAGGAGACCATGGCCCGCGCGCTGCTCATCGCGCAGGAGACCATCAACCGCAAGGACTCGACCATCGCCGCCCAGCGGGACACGATACGGGAGCTGTCGCCGAAGGCCGCGTTCTTCGACGCGGTGGGCGACTCCGACGGCAAGATGAGCGTCGCCGACCTCTCGAAGGCGCTGCGCCAGGCGGGCATCGGGATGGGCCAGAACAGGCTGTTCAAGTGGTTCCGCGACAACGGGTACATGGGCAAGCGCGGAATCCACCGCAACCGCCCCACGCAACGAGCAATCGAGCAGGGCTTGTTCTACCTGCACGATACGACGTTCGTCAGGCGTGACGGCAAGGTGTTCAACAGCTTCACGCCGATGGTGACGGCCAAGGGCGCGACGGTCTTCTTCAAGGCCATCAGCAGGCAGCAGCAGATATCAATCGAGTTCTAGCAATCCATACCAAAGCGCACCGTGCCATCCGCGCGGGCGGCGTGGATTCGTGGACGGAGTCAGCCAGGCTTCCTCTCCCGGCCACGTCTCAAGGGGCGCACAGAGAGCGCTCCCCCATATCCAAACGCCCGCGTCTCTGGCCCGCGCCGTTCGCGCGGGTGGCACGGCGCACGTAAGAAAAGGAGTCTGCAATGGCGGCTCTCGAATTCATCCAGTGGATGACCGACGAGCACTGGCCCACCTGCGTCGCGATCATGGCCGCGCTGGTACTCGTGGTCGCCTACATCGAGGGCGGGACGGTGATGGTCCCGTGAGCGAGGTGGCGGAGCGCGCCCCGCTGTACCTCACGGTGGAGGAGGCGGCGCGGTACGCGGGGATAGGCATCGGCGCGATGCGCGATTACATGGCGAGCGCGGACCCACCGCCGCTGCTGATGGTGGGGTCGAAGCGGTACATCCAGCGCGCAGGGCTCGCGCGGTACCTGGAGGACAAGCAGACGTGGCACTACAAGGAGGGCGCAAGGTGAGCAGCATGCACCGCTTGGGCAGGTACACAGAGCGTGACGTGAGCTTCTACGGCCACCACGCCGGGGCGCCGTCGTTCGTCCAGCCCATCCCGTCGCGCGTGAGCGGAGACGCCCACCCACACCCAGCCGGGCCCGTCGAGCGCACCCTCGCGGAGGTGAGCGGTCACCGCTGCGTAATCGGGCGCGACATGGAGGTGTACGACGTGGCACCCGCGCCGCACGGGAGGTTCTACGTAGGCAAGGCCCAGAGCGACCTGGACGCCGTGAGCAGGTGGCGCGGCTGGCTCAGGTCGCAGGGGGTGGACGGATGAGCAGGAGCATCGCGGCTCAGGCGCAGCGTCACGGCCGCCCAATCGACCAGTCTGGGCGCTGCTACCTCTATCCAGCCGTCTTTACCAACGTCCATTGGCCTGACGGTTCAGTTAGGGCCGAGTTCATAGGTATATGCGACCGCGACAGCCACGAGGTGGCGAAGAAGTTCGTAGGCACACTCGGCACAGCAAAGAGGCAGTTCAACAAGTGGGCAGATACCATGAACACGCCAGAACAAGAGGAGCAAAAGAAGAATGAGGTCGAGAGCATGACTACGCCAAAACCCGCACCGACACAGCACGAGGAGATTCACAAGGCGCTGCCAGAAAAACTCTATGCCCTCGCGTACAAGCGCGGCAACACCACTCGCTACGTTATGGCTTTCGAGAGCATGGACGAGGCGTGCGACGCTGCGAGCGTGAGCGAGAAGGCGCTTGATGTCGCGGGCGTCGATGGCGAGTACACCGTTGACGAGATTCCGGTGAGGTGGTCGCGGTGACGGAGGACACGAGCGAGGTCCCCGACTTCTACGGCGCGGAGCCCGTCCCAGGAGAGGACTTCGACCCGGACGCAGACACGCGCTACCGCACATGCCTGCACGGTCCCGCGTGCCGGTACGCGCTCGACTGGGCGGATGACGACCGAGGCTACCCGTCGCGGGAGTGGGAGTCCAACTGGGCGCTGACCGACGGCGGCATGTGCGACGGATGCACGCTGTACGAGATGGAGGAGGAGTGATGAACGACATAGAGCGGCTGACCGTGGCGCAAGCACTGCTAAAGACCGTGACGAAATACACGAGCACGAAGGACCCGGACAGCCTGCGCGCGCGGGCGGACGCCGACATGCTGGCCAACTACGAGCGCATGGGAATGAAGTCGGTCGACCTGCGGATAAACGGCGAGAAGGTTGGCACCTACAGCGTCAAGGTATCGAAGCCGACCACATCCACCACCCGCACGCGCCTTGTGGTGGATGACTCCGAGGAGGCGTACAGATGGGCCGTGCGCTCGGCGACCGACGAGTTCGAGGACTGGTGCATCGCGAACATCGACCGGTTCTGCCAGTACGCGCTGGACGAATTCGGCGAGGTGGCAGACGGCACGCACCTCGAAACGGACACAATGGCGGCGCAGCCAGAGCGCGCAACCGGAACGGTGCTCAAGGTGGACGTGTCAAAGGTCGCGCACGCCCTCGGCGGCGAACTTCCGGTCGCGGTCTCCGGGCTGCTTGAGGGGGGTGAGCGGTAATGGCCGTCCCCGTGCTCATTATGGGCCCGAGCGGAGTCGGCAAGACGTACTCGCTGAGGACCATGCCCATCAAGTTGTACGGGCTCGTGGAATGCGAGAAGACGATGCTGAGCTTCCCAGGCGGAAAGCAGTTCGCACGGACGAAGCGGTTCCCGCAGCTTGAGGAAATCGTCAAGGCCTACGCCGACCACTACCCGGCGGTGGTGGTGGATGACTTCGGCTACTGCATCACGGACATCTACATGCGCGGCAGCTGGGGCGAGGAGAAGTACCACGACCAGTTCGAGGTCTACAAGGAGATAGCCGGTCGCGTCTACCGCTTCATCGAGTACATCAACGACCTTCCGGACGGCAGGATCATCTATCTGACCATGCACACCGACACGGACGCATCCGGAAACGTCGTGCCCGCGACGGTTGGGCGCCTGCTCAACGAGAAGGTGAACCTCGTCGGAATGTTCAACGTGGTTGTCCTCGCGCGGCTGAGCGGAGGAGAGCACCAGTTCGTGCTGGCGAACGAGGGGCCCGCGAAGACGTGCGGCGCGTTCGAGGATGACGTGATGCCGAACGACCTGCTGGCGCTGGACACGGGGCTGCGCAAGTTCCTCGGGTGGCCCCCCATCGAGGCGGCGAGCGATGAGAAGCCTGAGTACTAGCGCGTCTGCCCTCGCGGCCATGGAGGCCGCGTGCGAGGAGCGGTGCAGGCAACTAATCGCCGAAGGGTGCGACGAGGGAGTAGCACACGACAGGACGTGGGACGCGCTGGTGCACGCCACCGGCGAGATGGCCGGGAAATGCTTCGACCCGCGCGACCACGACTTTCAGAAAGAGCTCGAACGGATAAGAGAAGGGATGAACAAGTACTATGAGACACGTCAACTGGGGTAGCGTCGAGTCAAAGGCGGACGGGGAGTCCAAGCGCCTTGCCGCCGGACCGTACGTCGCAAAAGTCTTGACGATGGAGGACAAGCCCGAGAAGGAGTACGTAGAGCTGGTCTTCGACATTGCCGAGGGCCCAGATGCGGGCCATTATTCCGACAAGTGGGGCGAGGAGCACCCGAACGCGCACCACATCTTCTTAAGCTACAAGGACACGGCGCTCGGGATGCTCAAGGGCAGGCTCGAAGCCATCCAGGCGAGCAATCCAGGCTTCGACCCGTTCGCCGCATGGGACGCCGGACGGCTCGACATGTTCTATGGGCGCCTCCTCGGAATCAACCTGCAGGAAGAGGAATACAGGCGGCGTGACGGTGACGTGGGCACGAGCCTCAGCGTCTGCCAGGTCGTACCGGCGCAAGACGTGCGCGACGGCAAAATCAAGGTGCGTGCGCCAAAGAAGCTCGATGGCACGCAGGCCGCGATAAAGCCGTCCACGGCTTTGGCGGTGGTTGAGGACGAAAACATCAAGATGCCGTTCGACTAGCAGTCGCGGCACATAGGCACGGATGCGGGCCGGTGCGGGTGAGAATCCCGCCCGGCCCGTGGCATTGGAGGGCGCATGCCAAGAATCTACGAAGATTCGCGTCAACAGGTGGCCCACGGCGACAAGCACGCCGCAAAGCACGCATGGTGGGCGCGGCACGGCGTCGAGGTGGTGCGGATGAAGCTCGACGCCGGAGACTACATGGCGGAGGGCTCCAACGTCATCTGCGACACCAAGCGCTCGATAGCCGAGGTGGCAATGGACGTCGGACGCGACCACAAGCGATTCGCGCGCGAGCTCGACCGCGCCGCCTCCGCCGGATGCCGTCTGGTGGTGCTGGTGGAGGTGGCGGGCCCGTACCACGAGCTGGAGGACGTGTGCAGGTGGACCGCCGTGCCGTGCACGCGCTGCGAGCGCCGCAGGATGGCCGCGTGCGACCCGCGCGGCTCGATGCGGTGCGCGCGCTTCCGCTCCAAGCCGATGCAGGGGCCGACCGTGTACAGGATCATGAGGGCGCTTGAGCGCGACCACGGATGCAGATTCGAGCTGGTGCACCCGGCGCACTCCGCGCAGAGGATTTGCGAGCTTCTGGGGGTGACGTGGACGTGAGCGACGAGCAGCCGGTGACGCTGGGCGACTGGGCGGTGTGGTACGCCGAGAACGGGTTCGGCGTCTTCCCGCTGGGCGCGCGCTCCAAGAAGCCCATTACGGCGCACGGCGTCAACGACTGGACGGACAACCCCGAGGACGTGCGCGCGTGGTGGGAGAAGCACCCAGACTGCAACATCGGCATAGCGTGCGGAACCCCGTCCAGCGGACTGCTCGTGCTCGACCTCGACGTAGGCGACGAGAAGGACGGCATGGCAACGCTGCGCGAGTGGCAGGCCGTCCACGGTGAGCTTCCAGAGACCGCCGAGGCGATAACCGGCGGTGGCGGAAGGCACCTGCTCTACCGTACAGACCGGACGAACATCCATCCGAGCGTGAACCACGCGCTGGGAGTGGACGTGCGATGCGACGGCTCATACATCGTCGCGCCGCCATCCATCCACCCAAGCGGTGCGCTCTACGAATGGTGGGCGAGCCCGACGGATGTCAGCATATCGACGGCTGACGGTAGCGTGTACGACCTTCTCGACCACATCCAGCGCAACGGCGGACAGGACGAGATGGCACCCGCGCACGACGGAAGGTTCACCCTGCCGAAGACCATCGGCAAGGGCGCGCGCGACGACACGCTATTCAAGTACGCCGCGTCCCTGCGCTCGCTCGGGCGTTCGGATGAGGAGATATCAATATCCGTCAACGGTGCGAACCTCACGCGGTGCAAGCCACCACTACCGGAGTCTGACGTGGCGCGCATCATCAAGAGCGCGTGCAAGTACGAGCGCGGGACCGACGGCGGAACATCGAGTGACAGGGAGGTTGGCCGACCCGGCGCGTCATCCAGTGCTGGCGGTGGCTGTGGCGCCCCGTCGTTCGTGGGGCCACGCGGCGGAATCGACACAACCAAGCTAGGAAATTGGATAATCGACAACTATCATGCAAGAATCATTGACGGCGCTCCTGCCGTGTGGACCGGCAGGCGCTGGGACTTCGGCGCACGCGCCGTCAAGCGGGCCACGGTGGCCGTGTGCGACACGGCGAAGATAAAGGATAAGAACGAGGTGCTGAGCCTCGTGATGGACAAGGCACCGCGCGTATCTTCCAGCCGGGAGTTCGACGGGCGGTTCTACGTGCAGTTCGAGGACGCGACGTGGGACGTGCAGGCGCGCAAGGCAGTCAAGCCTACGCCCGAGATGCTGATAATCGGCACGATACCGGTAAGGCTAGACCTCGACGCGCCGCGCAACCTGGCGGACGCCTTCCTCTGGTCCGTGGCCGCGCAGGACCCCACGGTGATGCACCGGCTGTGCGAGATCATGGGCGCGTGCATGTGCTCGTCGCGCATCGTGTCGCAGGCCCCAATGCTCATAGGCCGGGCGCGTGGCGGCGCGGGCAAGGCCGCAAACGGGAAGTCAACCTACATCAACTGGATTTCCGCCATGCTCGGCAGCGAGAACGTCACCTCGCTCTCGATAGAGGACTTTGGCAACCGCTTCAACAAGGGGATGATGGCGGGAAAGCTCGCGAACCTCGGCGACGACATCCCGGACGGCTTCCTCAAGGGCGACCAGCTCTCGACCTTCAAGAAGATGGTGACCGGAGACTCGATATACGCCGATGTTAAGGGCGCTGACGGATTCGAGTTCAGGCCGACGGCCACGCAGGTCTTCTCGATGAACGCGATACCGCGCCTGTCCGACACGACGGACGGCATCATGCGCCGCCTCGCCTTCACGCCCTTCCGCGCCGAGTTCAGGCCGGGAATCGAAGGATACGACCCGGACATGGAGCGCAAGCTCGCCGCGCCGGAAGTCCTGCAGCGTGGCGCGCTCGTCGGGCTGCTCGCGCTGCCGGAGCTAATCGAGCGCGGACGGTTCGTAGAGATACCCGACATGGAGCGTGAGCTGGACGCCGTGCGCGTGGACAACAACTCCGTGGCCCGCTGGGTCGAGGACGAGTGCATCGAGCCCGCCGACCTCGATCGTAAGACGGCGGCGGAGGTCTACAAGATGTACCAAGACTGGGCGGATGATGCTGGCGAAAAGTTCACGCGCAACAGGAGCGAGTTCAGCAAGGCCCTAGTGGACTACTTCGGGTTGACGCGGGGTTGCCGCGCAACACTCGTTAATACCAAGATAAAGCTCAACGGAAAGGTAGTCAGGGCTTACAAACTGGCCGATTCGTCCGAAAACGAACAAAAAAGTTGACGCGGGAAGCTTCTCGGCGTCAACCTCGCGTCAACCCAGCGTCAACCTATCGCACTAGCATCTACCTGCGGATTGTTGAAAAAGGTTGACAGGTTGACGTCGATTTTCACGGCACCCCCTGAGCTTTAAAGAGATCAAAAAAATATAGAGAGGATATATATCGCGCGCGAGAGCGTCAACCCGTCAACCGCGCGCGGGATTGGACGTCCGATGGGACGAGCGTGGACGAGGTGGACCCCAGAGAGGGACCGCGAGCTCGCGCGCGACTACGGCACGATACCCAACAAGGAAATCGCCGAGAGGTACGGCACGACGCCTGGCGCGGTGGAGTCGCACGCAGGGGCGATTGGAATCACTCGCGCGCGGCTGGTATGGACGGACGAGCGCGTGGCGACGCTGCGGGCGACCTACCCGATTCTCGGGCGTGAGTGCGGCCCGCTGTGTGGGTGCTCGCGCGACGCGGCAGCAAGCAAGGCGAAGAAGCTGGGCGTGTACCTGCACGTGCGCAGGAGGCCGGACCCTGACCGCGAGCGCCGGAGGGTCGCGCTGATGGTCGCGCGGTGGTGCGTGGGCCACGGGATGCACGCGGAGACCGTGGTCGAGGAGTGCGCGGAGTGGTGCGGCTGCACGCCGCAGATGATGGCGCTGGTTCTCCCGGCGCTGGCAAGGGACGAGATGAAATCGAGGAAGAGGAGGAAGAAATGAGCAGCATCAGCGACGAGATACGCAAATGGTGCGAATTCGAGGACGGCACCGAATGTGGAGGCTTCGTTACCAAGGCCAGCTTCGACAAGCTATGTGCCCTCGCAGACCGCATCGACAGCGAGATGGTCGAGCTGCCAAAGGACGCAGACGGCGTGCCCATCCATGTGGGGGACACCGTATGGGGCTGCATCAGCGGCATGCAGATGGCCGTTCACGAGCTTAGGCTGACGGACAGATGGTCCATATCGACCGACACGGGATTCATCCCAAAAGCGTCGGCAGTCACCCACGTCCGCCCCGACAGCTTCGAGCGCATAGCCGATGAGCTGGAAGAGTGGAGCGAGGACAACAGGATCAACGGGGACGGCGAGGTGTTCGACCGCGCTCGCCAGTTCTCCGAACGCATCCGCAAGCTGGCGAAGAGGGAGGGCGAGCAATGTCAGTGAACATAGGAATTCCGCAGGCAATCCTGCTTGCGCTCTACTTCATGAGCCTTGTCATCAACTGCGTCAAAGATGGCGAGCAGAGCACCACGCACTGGTGGGCGAGCGCAATTGCAATCGCAGTGAACCTCGCGCTTTTGATGTGGGGCGGATTCTTCTCATGAGAAAGGGAGGACAAGCGATGGGCGGGAAGAAGCAGGCGCGTCTCGTGAAGCGCTCTCGCAACACCTACTATGGCGGCACATATGAGATGTGGGACATAGGCGACGGTCGCGGGATATACGTGGACTACAACCCCAGCATCTGCGAGACGATGGCCTTCTGGTATGACATGAAGCGCGACATAGTCAAGAGCTGGGACGAGCTGGGCGTGTGGTACGAGGACGCCACCGGAGGCAAGGCCATACGCGAGCTGGGCTACGAGCCAGTTGAGGACGAGCGATGAACGTATTGGCAGGAATCGCGGTACTGCTTTGGATCGCGTCAATGGTGGCGGCGCTTCTGGTGCCGCTCGTCAAGTGGCTGATATGGGAGGGCTGGATATGAGCAACTCGGAGCTGTACGTCATCGAGCTTGGCGGAGACATCGGAGACATTGCGACCATGCACAGACTGGTGAGATGCAAGGACTGCGCGCTGTACGACCGCGAGGACGGGCTATGCTACCGCGACCCGAACCACAGCGGGTACTACCGACCAGCGCACGACGATGGGTTCTGCGCGTGGGGCGAGAAGAGGGAGGACCAGCGATGAGCAAGATGTTCACATTCATGTATGAGCCAGAGAGAAGCCTTGGCAACTGTATTACAGAGGGAGGTGTAGTCCACGCGGTAAACACCAACCGCATCGAAGACATCTACTTTTGGGGAGACATGGCGTCTGTCTGCCTTGTTTCGGGCGCGAAGTTCAACGTGACAAGACAAGAAGCGATTCTCCTTTTGGATTCGCTCGACAGATGGGGCGAAGGAGCTTCGAAGAAAATTGCCTGCATGGAGGACACAGGCATGAAATACGAGAGCGCAAAGAGAGACAGGAAGAAGGCCAGAAATGAGCAAGTACGCAGTATATAAGCTTTTCGGCAGCAGCAGCGCACCGGGCAACCTCGTATCCTGCGGATATCTGGCAGGCTCGCTTGTCGGAACGTGCGATGACAATCCGCTGTATAGACGCCAGAACACGCCAGACAAATTCAAATTCAATGTGGACAACGAGTTCAGCCCCAACATCAACGTCAGGCTGCAGGCAGAGGAGAGCTAGCGATGGCAGTACCGACTAGCGAAGAGCGCCGCGAGGTGGCCGAGCGGCTGCGAGAGCAACTCAGGTATATGCGAGAAAACAATTGCTACGAAGAAGACCTGAACGTGGTTGATTGTGGGAACTCTGCCTACCGCAACATAGCAGGGTCTGTCGAACCCTACGGCAATTTTGAAAAAGGAAATTACGTTCATATCGTAGAGCGCCTTGCCGACCTCATAGATCCGACGTGCAAGGTCGAATCCGTAGAGCCTGTCGAGGATGAGCTTGGCCAGACAGTCGGCTATGAGTTCCACTTGACGTGCGGCCATAGCGTCAAGAGGCCATACATTGAAGCGCCAGCATATTGCGACGAGTGCGGAGCGAGGGTGGTGGACGATGACTAGCGCGAAGAAGCTGCGGTGCGTCGTATGCGGCAAAGAGCTGGATGACGGCGGGTTTATTGCTCTCGACAACTGGCTGCAATGGCATCACTACACGAAGATAGGCCCGTCTGCCGTGGCTAATTGCTATTGCTCGGAAAAGTGCTTCGCCGATGACTGGATGCTCACGCGGATGGATGCTGAGGATTTCGAATGGGGCGATGACGATGACTAGCGACGAGCGCCGCGAGGTGGCGGAGCGGATACGCGCGCTGCCGAGTGACATTTACTCAACAATCAAGGAATGGGAGAAAGACGGCTTATTCATAGGCGCGACACTCTGCGACGAAGCAGATTACAGCCAGATTCACAACGCCGTTTTCGGATGCTTCCCACCTGAGTACATACACCCGGGAGACCGCGAGGAGCTTCACGAGCGTCTCGCTGACCTCATAGACCCGACGTGCCATGTCATTCCCGGTAAAGCCGTTGCCGAGCTAAAGGACGGTACTCGATTGACGGGAGTGCTCCTATCGTGCGGGCACGCGGTCTTCGGCGTGAGTGCCAAGGACATGCCAAGGTTTTGCTGCGAGTGCGGCGCACGTATCACGAACGAGGTGGGAGATGACTAGCGACGATACAGCGCTTTCCAGAATCGCCAGGTTCTTCCTCGTGTGGCTCGCGTCAACCCTGCTCTTCTACGCGCTGTTCTCGCTCTCGGGCTGCTCGCAGGGGACGAGTGAGGGCACTGTGAACGGGGTTGTGTCAACCTACGTTGACCGGAGACGGGCGTCAACTACATGGAGTTCAAGTCAGGTTACTCACTCGGCGTGTGCGTCCGCGTGAACGCCGACGGCACGCCTTACGTGAGCGAGGTGGGCGACTGATGGCCGAGTACATCGTGGACACGACGGACGGCATCCTCCACTCGCGCACGACCGGCGAGCTGGTGCGGTGCGGGGACTGCATCCACTTCGGGCGCTGCCCCATGCGCAGGGGCGACGGCAGCGGCTACTGCTGGCAGGCGAGGAAGAAGGAGACGCGCTATGACGAGTGAAGATGACGAGCCGACGTCCCGCCGCCCCATGACCAAGTGCGAGGTGCTCAAGTGGTTCTTCGGCTCGAGATTCGCCTGTGACGCGCGGCCCGACAGGTGCGCCAAGTGTCCGGCGCACGTGACGGCGCATGCGGCGGAGTGTGCGAGGAGGTGTTGCTCCGATGGCGAGGGAGATTAGGGCACCAGAGCGGGTCACGGGGACGG